TTTTGCGGCACCATATGTTGTTTGAGAACTTCTTATAACTTTATAATCTTTAAGATCTAAATTATTTGCAGTATTAACTGTTGGAGCAACCCATTTTATTGTTACAAATCCTGATCCTCCTAAAACATCTAAAGTTACATCACCAGAGCCTGCAGAAGATGGAGCAGAAATATAACTTCTACTACAAGTAATTGAACCTACCGTTCCAGTGAAATGTGCCTGATGAGTTCCGCTTGAAGCGTTTAAATAAGCTGCTGTTAAAGGTTTAACTTTAAAAGTTCTACTGGTAATACCTTTAGACCATCTAACATTAAAAGAAGTCGTATCTAATAACGCAATATCAGTAGTTGTGTCATTAGCATTTTGTTCATACAGCAAATATTTAATAATAGGTAAACTGCTGCTTGGAGCGTTCCAACTTAACTTAATAAAATCTAATTCATATTCAACGTCGTTGAACCCAGGTTGGGAAGGATTTGCAATTGCAATCGAAATAGATTTACTATTTGCAGAAACTTTTCCGTTAATATCAATAGCTTTTACTGTATAAGTTGTATCTGATAAATCAGGGAAATTTGCATAAGTAACAGGTAATAATAATTCAGTCGATTTTAATGTTGCTACCAAATCTGTCCCTCTTAAAACCTTCCATGCTTTTAAAGGTAATTCGTTTGACTGAGTGGTACCTGCTGTCCACTTTAATAAAACAGAATCAGTCGTAAGGCTACTTGTTAAAGTTTCAGGTGCTGCTATCTCTGGAATAGTTAACGTTATATCTGTAGAAGCCCCTACATTTCCTGCAACATCGACAGCTTTGACGGTGAAGACCTGACTATCCGACCAGTTCGCAGGAATAATATAATGGGTTGCATCTATTCTTTCTTCTACTGCTTGGCTACTACTATCGGTATAAGAAATTATGTAGTAACTAAGAGCATAAGTTGTATCAGGACTAGGAAGAGCAGGTGCAGACCATTCGATTAATGCCATTCCTTGAGTATCTAAAGCTCCTGCTTTTGCTACACCAGCCGTTAAATTCTGTACTACTGCTGGTGCGGTAATCGTTTGAGTAACAGAAGTTGGAGTAACACTTAGATTTCCTGAATCATCGTATGCTTTGACTAAATAAGTAGTAGTAGTCTTAACGTGTTCAATAGGAATAAGAACATTATTTGTTTGAGCAGTTAATCCTTTGTTAGATGCATTAGTAATAGGATGGGAAGCATTTGTCCATGTATAACTTCCGTCTTGATTAGGAGCTGCAGCCTTCCGAACTTCATATCCTGCTAAATCTAAATCTGCCCAATTAGGTGCAACAGCAACTATTGGCACCCAACTTAAAGAAACTCCATCATTCTTATCAATAGTAGGTGTAATCGTTCCAACAGGGCTAGGAGGTGCTGATTTTCCAGTAACTGAATAATTTTCTAATAAAGCTGGAGTAGATGATATTTTTCCACCTGAACTAATACTATAAACTTTTACCGTATAAAGATGATGAGTTACTACATCACGTAATTCTATTTCATTTGTTCTGACAGGTACAACAATAGGAGGATCAACAACTTCATCATCAACACCTTGAGTTACATATTCTACTTTATATTGACTAATACCAGGAACAGTAGGCCATGAAAATCTTAATTGAACTGCAACTGTCCCTGTATTAGTAGTACTGCCTGGTTTGGCTACCTTTTTATATAAACTTTCTGTGGCTGTTATTGTTGTAGGAGCAGAAGGTGTCTCGTCTAAATCAGTAATATCTCTTACAGTAATATCACTCCCTGTTTCGATTGTATTATATATAGAACTTTCATATTTTAAAGCTGCTATTTCATATTTAATTGATTCTGTTTCTTTGATTGAAACTACTCTCCATGTTGTAGGTTCAACTGTTGTCCTTTCATACATCCAAACACTATTGCTTTGAGGAGGCGAACTAAAAGAAGAACCCCCTTCAACAGTAATACTTGTACCAGTAATTGAACCTACATTTTTTGTCTCAACCGTTCCATTAGGTAAAATAACTGATAGTTTATCTCCAGAAGCAACTGAATTAACAGGAGCAGCATCAACCGTTATAACAGTTGAGCTTGCATATGTAATTCTTCCTGCATATCTTGATCCACTCCTTACTGGATCGGAAATACTAATAACCATTCCAGGTCTTAAAACTACACCTGCATCTGGAGTTGTTGTAAAAGAAACAGTCTCTGTTAATAAATTAGAAGTGTAATAAACCCAACGAGCTAATCTTGCTGCTTGACCTGCAGAAGTACATCCGAAAGCATTTATCTGCTTTTTTTGTAAACCATATCTTTTGACATAAGGATCAGTCGCAACATTTTCTCTCGCAGGATATTGAACATAATCTATCTTTTGTTGATTATTACTAAAATATCGGACAACAACTAAATTAGGTCTTGTTTTAATATCCGAACCAGAATAAGAGAATCCCTCTTCAGTCACATTGCTTCTACCAAATAAATAGACAGAATCTGAGGGCTTATCCTGCACAATTTTAACTTTACCTTCTGACCAATAAGCTCTTGCTCTAAAATTTGAACATATATTATTTATTAGATTAAAACCTTCTTCTTGTTTATTAAGCGAACTATTAAAACTAAATCTAGGTTCCTGATCTAGTTTGACTATAGTTACGTTATTTGTGCCTGTAATAGGATCACTAATTGTTGAACCAGCATCTAAAACTTTAAATTCATTTTTAGAATTTAATCCATTTGTAATTACTTCGTATTGCTTATTACTAGGATTACCATTTGAATCTTGACCACTTGTAAAAGTTAAATTAACTTTATCTCCAGATTGCAATTTATGACCTACACATGTAATTAAAATACAATTGTTATTTTCAGGTCTTGTCCAAGTACCTGTTTGCGTTCCTGTCGTATCTCTTTTATCAAAAACGAGTGTATTAGAGTATTTAGATGCAGTTACAAAAGAATATAAATCAACATTAGTTGCATTACCTGAACTGAAATCAAGTTTTTCTTCTTCAGTTAATATTTGATGACCATAACCATATCTTTTTGCAGTTAAAATATCATATAAGACAAATACAGGACAACTACAAAATGTTGCTGCTTGCATTGTTCCGTTAAAGATATATCCAGCATCATAAATAATTCTTCCTGTTACTTTATCAATAGTTGGAGTTGAACCATCTGCACCTGTGCCTGGTATTCTTATCTTTGTTCCTTTAATTTTATAAGTACGATTTGGAATACTACTAAATTGTTTTGCATCAGCTTGAATACCTACTAACGCAGTATCGTTATATTTTAAAGATTGATCAATAATTTTTGTGTAAGAAGCAAAAATAATAGAACCTTGATAACTAACAAAATCACTACTAGGAGTGTCATTACTTAATCTTTCTACTTTTATAACAAAATCACCAGTCTTATCACTTGTATCTATTTCATGTTGTTTTTGATATAAATCATTAGTTCTTCCTTTCACATGTGAAGATATTTTTTCAACATTATCTATAAAAATCTTATAACTTACTTTAACGCCTCTAGTATCACCATCATCTTCGATTTTATATAATTGAGGGAAATTTAAAACAACTAAAACTCTAGAAATATTATTAGGAGCAGTAGCATTTTGAACGGTAATAGAACGAGGACTTGCTTTAGGAACAGCAAGGTTGCTAACTTGCACTGTTGTTCTAACCTGATCAAACATATTAATAACAGTTTGATCACCTAAACCTGTTCGAGAATCTACTTTTAAATTATTTATATCAAAATTATAATCCTTGGAAACTGAATGAGGATTAGTGGTAATTTCTGTTTCTGGTTTAAGAAGAGGTGTTTGATTAAAGAAAATATCTTTTTTTGCTTCTATAGGATAAAGAGAATTACTTGTTGAAATGTTCTTTTCAAATGGTGTAGCAAATCCACCTATTTCGCCTTCAGAAAGAACATCTAAAATTTTAGCTGTTGCTGTACTATCTAAGTTATCTTCTTCGTTATACGGTTGAGGATCACCACCTTTTGCTCCAGAAATAAAGTCTTGATGAGGATCAATCATGCTACATCTCCTATTTCTTGGCCTGCATTAATTACTACTGATCCTACTACTATTGTTCCGTAAGCAATAGGAACTGGAACACCTGCAAAACTAACATTTAAAGGCGATTGAAATGCAAATGATTTTTGTTCTTGATCTTCTTCAGGAATTTCTTGATCAGGAGCAAAAAAATCAGCTATACCAGAAGAAATCAAACTTAATCCAATAGTGGCTGCACTTGCATAAAGACCTTTAAGTGTTGTAAGAGCTTTAAGAAAAGGAACTCCTGCTGTTGCTGTTCCTCCAGTTGCAACAGCAACACCAATTAAAGCAGCACCTGCTATTATCTTTCCCATGCTTCCAGCACCTACAACAACAGGTATAAAACTAATAGGTTCAGATCCCGCAGGATAGTCGATTTCTTCTTTAACTATATTATCTTTTCCAACTAAAACTTGATAATAATTTTGTGCAATTTGACTCTCTAACTCAGGCCAATTGCAAATCAACATTGATATAGCATCTCTTACGGTTCGAGCATGAGTTTTTAATTCAGATAAGCCTGTGACTTCTCGTAAATGACCGTATAACTTAATCGAACGCAACATGTCTTAAACGCCTCCCAGTACACTTCTGTAAGTATTCACTATACTCGTCCCTACCTGAAAGTCTGCGTTGAATATGATGTAAAATTTTGCCTTGTCCTACATAAACTCCTACATGATTTAAAGTTGAAGCCGCTAAGGAAAATAACAAAACATCTCCTTTTTTTAATCGTTCATTGGGTTTTAATTCCCTAAAACCTCGATTTTCTTTCCTCCAGTGAAGGTCAAAAAATGAAATTTCATTAAAAGTATCTTGATCAGGTCGAGGTAAATCAAACAAAATAACTCCTTGTTCTTTATACCAATCACGTACCAGTGTGTAACAATCTGCTACTGCCCAGATCCATTCTCGACCTAATAAGTTTGTTTGTTGGATCGGACGATATATACTCCATTCTTCTGTTTTAGGATTAACAATATACCATGTAATTCCAAGACGATCTGCAGATGCAATATCCGCATTACTAGGTTTAGATGAACAAGCAGGATGACTATGAAAAACACCTGTTATTACACCCTTATCTTCTGCTTGCGACCAGATCAAAGGATCTAATGTAAATTGTTCTTGTGGATTTGCTGAAAGATTTTTACTCCTAATATATTTTTCTCTTCCTTTTACTATATAAATTAATCCACATGCTTCTTTTGGAAATGCTTCCTTTGCATGAATTAAAGCTTCAACTTTCCACATAGTTAAGAATGAAAAGTACCTACCCCAGGAAATTCATCTGGTAATATCTGACGATTTGATCTTACTCCTGCCATATCAAAACTAGCAGCACATTCCCATTGAACTATATCTTTATTTTCAATTGCTTTTCGTGCAATAAAATAAACTTCATCAGGCCATCTATAATTAGAATCAGCATCATTGCTGCCATCTAAATATTTTGCTAATGTTCTAATTCTAATTAATTTCGCTCCAACAAGATCATTGCCAGTCGCACGTACAGAAGGACTAGTAGACCAAACAATATTATTTATAATCATCAAGATACTGCTAATAGTACCGCTTGGAAGAGCAGAACCTTTATCTGATGTCCATTGATCTGATGTAGTTGGATCTAGATTACTTATAGTTATAGTTGGTCTAGGTAATTGCCCTTCACTTGAATATTCAAAACCTTCACATGCGATTGGAAAAGGTTCGTAATATTTAGCACCAAAAACAATAGCAGCATTTAATAAAGAATTAACACTAGGATCACTTGCTGCCGTATTGTTTACACCCGAATGAAATCTTTTAACTGGTTCAACTGCTTTCCATTGAATACCATTTTCTGTACCAGGATCGTTAACATTGTTATTTAAGACAGTAGGCCATGTTGGTTCGCTAGAACCTGTCGTTCCTGATCCATAAACCCCTATACATTCAAAAACATATCCTGTTGTCTGATAAGTTAAACCGCTTACCGTATCCCCCTCAGCATAAACAGTAGAAGCTTTCCATTGTTCATAATGCAATTGTTGACTTAAATGTATTTCATATAATTCAATAATTTCTGATGGATTATATTTTTGTAATTCACTTGTAGGTTGGATAGTTGTCATAACTAACCTAAATCAAAGACTTGACTAAAAGTAGCTGAAATAACACACCTATTAAGATAAGGAATACGTCTAGTCCACTGATTACAAACATATTTACCAGCAACAGATGATTGAGGAGGAGTCCAGGTAAAGAAAGTAGCAACGTTTGCTTCAAAAAAAGCTTCTATTTTATCACCGTCTGCACTTTTCACATTCCACTCTAATGACCATTGTGCAGGAGATAATTGAGAATTTAAACCCTGTCTTAATCTTTGAGTGTAACCATCTCCTAAGTTAATAACTGAAACTTTAGGAGAGACAGTTTTATTTACTCTATAAGTTGGTGTGGTAGCACCTGCTGTTACTACATTTACACCACTATCATCGAAAATAGCCATTATTTATATAAAAGCCCTCCAGGTCTACGTTGTTGCACAAGTTCTGCTTGTATTGCTGCACCTAACATACGTCCTAATTGATCAGCTTGCATATTATCTCCCTGCACAGACGAACCAGAAGCATCTACATTAACTACCACGTTTGCTCCTCCCATTTCGTGATTTGGAACGATATTACCGCTAGAACCTGGAACAAATAATTCTGGGCCTTTTTCTCCAACAATGTAAGGAGTTCC